CGCAATTGGAGAAACAGACCAGAGTTCTCAAAAAGAGATTCGTGACATGCATGATGCTTGAATCAAAAAGGACCAGAGTTCTCTCTCTCAGGGGGCCTACACCGACAGGAGCTCTCTTTTAATGAAGCACTGAGCCGTAGGATTCGGTGGGCTGCGCCGCTGGCCGATTGACAACGCGCCCAGCAGCCCGAAATCGCACCCTGAAAAATAGGCGTGTTCTAAGCGTCTGAAAGGCATAGGTGGTACATTGAAGCCCGGAACCCAAACAACGCGCTTAGACGGCGCTTAGAAGGGTGAAAATCAATAAAAATCGGCCCTGCCCCGGCCAGCCTGAATCAAGCCTAAGCCTTACGGCGAAATCAAGCCGTCCGGCCACCGTCTGAAAGTGGCCCTGCGTGAAGTGTGATTGCCTAACCCATCTGTGGCCGAAGGGTGGGTTCGGGCTGGCGGGCTTGGATGCCCGCCGCGTATGCCCTGAAACCCCCCACCCCCCGGCGGCTGTGACTTGAACGCCCTATACGGCGTATGCGGGTTGTGTCCCTGCTGGGACTGATACATTGCCCGTCATCGTCTGTTGCCCTTACCTGATGGTGTGATGACTTCGGACATCATCACAAGGATGCATCAACTGCCGATGCGCACCCAGCACACCACGCGATAGGCACAACTGGCTTTCCATCCCGAAGGTTGTCAGTCCCAGCCGTACTGTTCATGCGGCGCTTAGGTGCATCGGTGGCGTCAAGCGTGTCCATAGCCGCCGTAAAGACGGCCCCATGAAACAGCGCAGCCCGCGAACGGACTGCAACCGCTTCGCCATGCGTGAAGCACACAGCGAAACACGAACGCCCATCCGGGTTCTTGATTCCCAAATGGCGGACGGTGGATAGAAGCACACCGTCAGCATCCGAAGGCCAACCGTACTTAGCGTCACGAATGACGCCAGCGATACACCCACCGCGCGATTTGCTGCGCAGCCGTGGTGAATGCACGATGCCCTGATGCGCACCGTACCCGTGGCCTATTGCCTTAGCAGTATCAACATCCATGCGATGAAGTCCGAAGTCCTTACCTGCCTTCATGTTCATTCCATGTATGCGCTTACCCCCCTGAATGGTGGCCGTCCATCATCCCGGTTAGTCCGGGGCCACCTTCGCCCGTTCCACCGGGCAACGCCAATCATGCACCCGGATAAGCAGGGTGGCCCCGTGGGGCTGGCGTCTAAGCAATCAAGAAGCCATCACACAATGACACGCAGCCGGGGCCGCGCATCATCATCAAGCAACATCCATTCGCGCCCGAAGGGACATGGGCCGTTGGCCCTGAATCACATATAAACAAGTCCAGAAATCAGGCCCTTTTTTTCATTTTTCTCGCCAGCCGGTCACGGTAGTTTTTGAGTTTTTTTTTCGGAGCGACCTTATAAATTAGGCCACGGTTCAGTCAGCATCGGTGCTCCGTACCGAACAATGAAATACACCGTACAGAGCCAGAGAACGAAGGCCAAAACATCATCAACCCAAGACCACGCCATCAAAGTGTGCGGTAGCGTCCAGCCACCGGTCTCCCCCCTGACTTAGCCCCGGTAGACTTGTTATCCAACCATCCTGAACCTTCAATCTTCGCGGTAGCCATAGGTGCGGGGTTCTCCCACACATAGAATTGGTCAACCGCATGAGCCAACGCCATAACTGTGTCATTGTGCCGACCCACATCTGTAATTTCCCCCTCTTTCCAAACATGGTGGTCAAGTTCTTCGAGAAGGATATTCACAACCTTCCTCGTCTTATCATCACCGAAGGGGAAGTGAATGCGTTGCTGCTCGAACCAAACTCGAAGCCTGTTCATCAGAGCCTGCTTCAACGGCTTGTTCCCAACCTTGCTCTCCCTGTAATCAATCATCGCGCCGCGCTCAATCAGCAATTGTTCATAGAGCCTTTGGAATCCCGCATCTTCACAAGCAAAGGGCGGTCCATCCCAAATCCTACATTGTTCAATGATAGCATCTACCTGTCTCGCGGGCGGGAAGTCATTTCTCCGCCACATATTGACGAAGTGAAGGTCACCGTCCTTAGACTGACGCATTATCACCATGACCGAATAGTCCTTACCCAAACCGTGCGAAGGGTCGAACCCAATCACATATTTTCCATCCAACTCTGGTCTCTGCATCAGAATATCAGTAGGCTCTAAGTGCGCCCGCGTATCACTCCTTCTGTAGACTTGTGCTTCTTCATCAACGACCTTACACAAATACTCCTGCACGAAAGCCAAGTCACCCATAGCAGTTCTCTGTTCCAACAGGAACTCCAATGACCTATGTTCCGGCCACAGGCAGGTCAATTCGACACCATCGGGGTCTGCCTTCCACTCATCCCAATTGGGGAAAGCGGAGCCTATCCAGCATTTCCAAGCATCGTTCTCAAGCATTTCGGTGTGATAAAGGTCAGTCATCCCCATAGGGGTTCCGACACAATACATCCATGTGCCGGGGCTCAGCATAGGTGTGATTTTCTTTCGGAACCAATGTCTCGTACTTTCGGGGGTGGAATCCCCCATATCATCGAGAACATCGTCCATTGCGATGCAGGCAGGGTGCTCACCACGAATTGCTGCACCAACCCCGGTAGCCTTAATCCATGCGCCATTAGTGAAGCGGAGATTCAATTTTCCGCCTCTGCGGGTATCAATGAACTTCCTAAGTTCTCTATGGCGTTGCATATCGTTCCTGATTTCTTCGAGCCTGTTAGCGGCCAACTCCTTAGATGCAGAGAACAGCCAGACCGTGAATGGTTTATCTCGCCAAGTGTTGAATAGGCATTGGTGAAGGAGAACCATCCTTAGCGTTGTTGATTTGCTGTGGTCACGCGGAGCGATGATACAGGTTCGATGAACATTCGCTCCCTGCCTATCACGGTAGAGTTTGTCCCATTCCCCTATGTGGTCGCCCCAAATGTACCCAACCCACTCATAGAAGTGCTTGAAATCCGTTCTTGAGCGCTCGAGATTGAATCCTTTCAGAATATCGCTCATTTACCCCACCAAATCTCCCAATACCACTTAGAGTAAAGTCTCGCGAACCAGTTCAGGATTCTCCTAATCATTCCTCAACCACCGGCTTAAACAGGCTCCCTATCATCCCTTCCTCACTGTCGATTATGTGAGCAGACATTCCAGCCTGACTTACAAAGCCTTTTCGGTGATGCCAGCGGTCATGTCCCGCCAAAGACGGTAATTGGATGCAAAGAGCCCCGCCGTGCTCTTTGACGGCCTGATGATGCCTATGACCAGAAAACCAGACCTTATACCGGCATTGACCCCAATCTTCCCACGATTCACGCGCCATAATGCTCGGTAAGTCATTCATACGCGCCCCATCCCCATGCGTAAAGCCGAGAAGCGTATTTCCATAGACTTGATAGTCTCTCGCCATATCAGCAGACATGATGACTTCGCAATCGTCACAATTCTCGTATGTGGCCTTCAAGTATAGGCCAAGTGTAAGAGCCGAATGCTTATCATGGTTCCCCGCCATAAAGACCACCTTAACGGGGGCAATAGTACGAAGGTAGTCAATATGCTCCTTTGCTAATTCGCACCCATCAAGGAGAATCTGTGCAGGTGTCCCATAAAGGTCCTGAGCCGTCCCCCGTGTGGTTGTCCCACCGTCATTATCCACATGGAACCAATCTGAACCGGTCGCAACATAGATTACATCAGGATTACCCGGTAGCCTTGAAACCAATGCGCTCGTAGACTCATGGAGCCTTTTTCGTGCCTCATCGAAGTCATACCGCGAACCCACTTCATCCTCCCAGCCGTATTTGCCGTAATGAAGGTCTGTGGGGGATATGACAAGTGCGAAAGGCTTAGTCTCGCCCAAATCAAGGCTCTGTATTTCTCGGGCCTTCGGTTGAACCACATTCAAGTGCTCAACGAATGAATCCTCGAATCTTTCCCACTTCTTCGCGTTTTTCTGAATCTCATCCCACTTCTTCTTCTCGAACTCAATATGTAGCGAGCGCCTTCGGCGCAGAAGCAGGTCATCCACCAGACCTTCCACAGAATCAGCATCAGCCACTTCCTCATCAGTAAATGGGTCCATATCGTGCGTCCAACCATGAACACGCCGATATTCGTCGAACCACTGCCGGGGGATAGAAAAGTCCCGCGAAATCTGCGTTATACTCGAAGCCTTGTTCAACATCCCGCTATATGCGCTCTTCATGGCCCTGTGCGTCACACCACTGACCGTCATGGGCTTATTCCCAGCAGAACGGATGAAGGTCACATAAACGTCGGTTTCGGTATTATAGTAGTACTCCTTGTCTGAAATCCACTCATCGTCAGCATCCTCTAAATCCAATTCCCCTTCGGTAAATGGGTCATACTGAGGGCATTCATCAGGATAGAAAGACCTAAACCTGCTAACAGTCGATTTCCACGATTGCCACCTCTTTGCTCCTAACCCCTTTTCGGAGTTTATCTCCCAAAGCCTTTTCGCAAACTCTGTATCTGTTCCGGTCCATTCATCTAAGTAAGGTCGTACCAAAGCAAGCGTCTCGTCTTTGAGTCGCTTCCTTCTGCCGTCGTTATTCCCCATGAGTTGCCGACTGTGTTGCCGTACTTATACTTATCGGTGGACCGAACCTTCATAAGACTGACGGACTGTTCAGCCAAGTATGGCGAGGCGAGGCGCAAGCAGGAGATTTCTTGATTTGTTCCGTCGAACACCGGTCAAAGCCGAGGAGAGAGGCGGAGAAAAGCGTGTCGAGCGCGTAGGTATGACTCAGCCTGTCTCTTTTGCACAAGTCGCCGGTTTGAAGGATATTTTCGAGGATACAAGCCCACTAAGGGACCACAAGAAGTCATTCACACGAAACCTATACGATGACGAGTTCGACCTATACGATGAAATGCTAAAACTTGACCCTGAACTGAATGGTGCGGTCAGGTCAGTTAGCCTAACAGCGAACAATTGGGAGATTGATTACACTAAGGGCAAAAACCGCAAAATCCGAAAGGCAATCGAGAAGTTGGTCTACAATATCGACTTCGATGATATTCTCATCACCATACTTCGCAACCTGATGGTCTATGGGAACGACATCAATAAGGTCGTTGGAAAGACAGGGGTAGGGATTACCAAAGTCCAATCACTCCCCGTTCATCAGATGACCATTAAGGACGGTAGAGGTATTGAACCCCCATCAGTCACCCGCGAATCCCCAATCATGGACCCCCAAGTCTACATCATGCAGGAGCAGGGAACATACCCACAGGAGTTCCCAGCAAGCGAGATTTGGCATACCAAAATCGACTATCGCAGCAATTGGTTCCAAGAC